GGACGCCGACTACCCCGCCGACGCCCCCGACGTCGAAGTCGCCGGCTACCTCTACTACCCGCGCTCGGGGCACCCGATGTGGTTCCTCCCGGAGCAGGTCGCGCACTACGCCCCACTGCCAGACCCGACGTTCCAGTTCCTGGGGATGTCGTGGATCACGGCGGCGTTCCGCGAGGTCGAAGGCGACCAGCTGATGACCGAGCACAAGGTCAAATTCCTCACCAACGGCGCGACGCCTAATCTGGCCATTAAGTTCGACTCGTCTATCCCCATCGAACACGTCAAGCAATTCAAGGAACTGTTCGAATCGGACCACAAAGGCGTATGGAACGCATACAAGACACTATTCTTGGGGGGAGGAGCAGACCCAGTACCGATCGGGAAGGACTTCGCTCAAATCACATTCGCCGAAACGCAAGGGAAGGCAGAGCCGCTGGCCCTCACCACGCCAGTGCCAACCCCGGATGGCTGGACCACCATGGGGGATGTCGCGGAGGGTGACATGGTGCTGGGCCGCGATGGGCGCCCGGCCCGTGTCGTGGCTACAGGTCCCGTCCATGCCGGGCGCCGCTGCTACAGGCTCAGTCTCCGCAATGGTGAGACGATCGTGGCCGACTCGGGTCACACGTGGGCCGCGGTCGACCGCGGCTCCGCGAGCCGGAAAGAGAAGACCTACACCACCGAGCAGCTGTACGAACTGCATCACCGGCCGTACCCGAACGGCGCCGGCGGCTACCGCGTGTCGCTGCCCGCCGCGCCGGTGCTGGAGCTTCCTGAGCGCGACCTGCTCATCGACCCCTACGTCCTTGGCGCGTGGCTGGGAGATGGGCAGACATCGGGCGCGGCGATCTGCGGTGCTTGGGATGACCTGAAGTACATCGCGGACGAGATCGAACAGCGGGGCTACACCACGACGCTATGGCCTTCGTCCAGGCTGACCAACCGCAGCCACGAAGCCGGCCGGGCCGCGGTCATTGGAGTCCCTGGCGGGCTGCTGGCGGCCCTGGACGCGCTGGGCGTCCTGGGTGCGAAGCATCTCCCGGGCGCCTACCTCCGGGCGTCAGCGGCTCAGCGGCTTGACCTCCTCCGCGGCCTGATGGACACCGACGGCACCGTCGACTCACTCGGCCGCGGGCAGTGCGCGTTCAGCAGCAAGGACGAGGTCCTCGCCCGGCAGGTACTGGAACTGATCCGGTCGCTTGGCTACCGCGCCACCCTGAGCCGGGTGGAGGAGGTGCGGTCACGGACCGGTGAGACGTGGAACATCAAGTTCAGGTCCCGGCTGGACTGCGTGCCATTCCTCCTGCCCCGCAAAGTCGACCGGTGTGAGCGCGCGGGCGACCCGCACTACTCGGACCGGCGGTCGATCGTGTCGATCGAGCCAGTCGAATCGGTGCCCGTGAGGTGCATCACAGTGGATACCCCGGATCACCTGTTCCTGGCTGGTGATGGATTCGTCCCGACGCACAACTCGCGCCTGGCAGCGGCCGCGGGCGTCCCACCGTCCTGGGTGGGATTCTCGGAAGGGCTGCAAGGGTCGTCGCTTAACGCCGGCAATTTCCAGAGCGCACGGCGCCGTTTCAGCGACGGCACTCTGCAGCATCTCTGGACCAATGGCTCAGGTGCTCTTGGGAATGTCCTTAACCCGCCGCCTGGCGCTGATTTGTGGTTTGACGCGCGGGTGCCGTTCATGCGTGAGGACGCCGGTGACATCGCCACTATCCAGGTTCAGGAGTCAACGATCATCGCGAACCTGGTTCGTGAGGGGTTCACCGCGGAGTCGGTGGTGCGGGCGGTCCGGAACAATGATTGGACTCTCTTGCGTCATTCTGGGCTGGTCTCAGTGCAGCTTAACCCGCCAGGTTCTGGTGCCGTGCCTGACGGTCCGGGCGGTTCCGTGCCCGGTCCTGCCACCGCCGGGCAGCCCGCGAATCCGGCCGCCGCGGCGTCGAACGGGGCGTCGGCTAGCTGAAATAGGGCCCGCGTCTGGCCTGCCGCCACCGCTAACCTCACTGGTCACGGCTAACGTGTTCAGTAACGGCAGTCCGGGTGGTTGACGGCTGTCACACCAGTGGCGCCGGTGGAGGCGAACGACACGATGACAGCGACGGACAGCCGCCGGGTGCGGCGGGCCATGCCCCAGCGGGACGCGGAAGGCCAGCTGATCCGGGCGGGTGACCCGGAGCTCATGGTGACCCGGTCGTTCCCCATCACCGACATCAAGGTCCGCTCCGGCGGTGACGGCCGCACCGTCGACGCGTACGCCGCGGTGTTCATGGACCCGACGGAGATCCGCGACGCCGACGGCTGGTACATGGAGCAGATCGACCCTGGCGCGTTCACCCGCTCTTTGAAGGAGCGGATGAGCCAGATTTTCTGCGTGTACAACCACGCCAAGACACTGGCTGGCACGCCGAGTGGTGAGTGGTCGGTGCCGGTGGGGAAGCCGGTGGAGATCCGCTCCGACGCGAAGGGCCTGTTCACCTCCACCCGGTACAACACGGATCCGGCGTCGGAACGCATCCTGGACGCGATCAAGTCGGGGTCGCTGTCGGGGATGAGTTTCACGGGGGTGTTCCTGCGGTCCACACCGGAGCTGCAGGGCACCTACGCGATGTACGAGCCGGACCGTGACGGGAAGCTGACTTTGGTGACGCGGATGGAGATCGCGCTCATCGAGTACGGCGCCACCCCCATCCCCGCCTACGACTCGGCTCAGGTCGTTGGTGTCCGCGCCCGGGAAGCCGCCCGGGACAAGGTGTCGCTGTCTGACCCGGCGGATGGTGACGGGTTCGACGGCGAAGGTGACGACGACGACAAGTCGGACGCCGCTCCGTGGGGCCCGGACGCGGCGCGGGCCGCCCCGGCGCATCACACCGCGGTCGCGGATGTGACGACGTCGGCGTGGGATCAGAAGAACGCCCTCGACAACATGAACTGGCCCGCCGCGATCGACCAGGTGACCGGCCAGTTCGCGGTGTACAACCACCAGAACGGCGAGCAGGAGTTCAAGCGGTCCGATGGCATGTTCCCCCACCACGAGGTTGACGTGGACGGGGAGCCGGGGGCGGCGAACCCGATCGCGGTCGACGACGCGATGCGCCGCCTCGACGGCGAGCCGGGGCTGCCGAAGGCGGTGAAAGACGCCGCCCGCGCCCACCTGGAGACGCACAAGCAGGACGAGGAGAAGATGATGCGGCCTCCCGCGTCGGGTGGCACCGGGTCCGCTGGGCGCGCCCCCGACGATGGCCACGGCCGCGCGTCGGGTGTGGATGATTCGCCGTGGGACGCGCAGAAGGTCTGGACCGCGGGCGTCGCCTCCGATGACCCGGCGGCGTTTTTCAGCGCCACCTGCGCGGGCCGCAAAGCCGGCGACCCGAAACTGGCGTCGTCGCACGCGCTGCCGCACCACTATCACCCGGGTGGGCCGCCGAACTCCCACGGGGTGTCAGCGGCCCTTGGCAGGTTCGCCTCAACGGAGGGCCTGACCAACTCAGCGGCCGCTAAGGCGCACCTGGAAGCCCATTCCAGGGCGATTCATTCGGCAACTGGCGGTGATGGTGGTAAGGGTGGTACTAGCAGTTCCGGCAGGGAGCCCGCCGCCACGTCCGCCACACCCCGCACGGGGAACGCCGGCGCACCCGGGGGCAGCAAACCAGCCGTTTCAGCCGCGCCGCCTAAGCACCCGGCTTCCAACTCGAGTTCCAGGAGCCCACAGGTGGACGGAGCAGACGCACCAACGATCATGACCATCGAAGACAGGGTCGAGCGCCAGGCTGAGGTGCGCGCCCGCCTTCAGGAGATCGACCAGCAGTACACCGGCGCTGAGCTGCCGCAGGATCGCCGCGCTGAGTGGGTGGACCTGCAGAACGAGCTCATCATCCACGACCGCGCCATCCAGGACGCCCAGCAGCGTCAGGCGTACCTGCGGTCCCTCGCCGAGCAGGGCCCCCCCGAAGGCTCCGCCGAAGGTGTCGACAACAGCCACGCCGGCTACGGCGGCGACGGTGGCGGCTACACGCCCAGCCGGTCCGGGTACACCAACCCGGCACGCGGCGGGGAAAGTGGCCCAAACGGCGGGTCACGGCGGTACGGCCAGTCGGGGCCGTCGTTCATGACGAGCCAGCGGGACAGCATCTACGACCTGACCGCGATCCGCAACAGCGCCCGGTCGATGGAGGAAGTCCCCATCCTGTACCGCGAGTTCGCGATGCGCGCCGTGGAGCAGGCCAGGTTCCCCGCCATCCACGGCGTGGGCATCACGCGCGAAACGGCGCAGGAACGCATCGAGCGGATGCTCGCGTCCATCGACGACGACAGGGGCACCCTCGCCCGCCGGATCCTCGTCACCGGCAGCCCGATCTACGACCGGGCGTTCGGGAAGATGATCGGCATGCAGTCCGTCGCCGGGCTGTCCCCCGAGGAATCCCGCGCCCTGCAGCTGGGTGTGGACACCTACGGTGGCTACGCGGTGCCGTTCCAGCTGGACCCCACCGTCATCCTCGTGTCCAACGGCGCGATCAACCCGCTGCGGCAGATCAGCCGCATCGAGCAGATCACCGGCAAGGAATGGGACGGCGTCACCTCCACCGGCGTCACCGTCACCCGTGTCGCGGAGGGAACTGAGGCCGGAACCGGCGACCCCGCGTTCGTCCAGCCCCACGTCCGCACCCAAAGGGTGCAGGGCTTCGTCCCGTTCAACATCGAACTCGACGTGTCCTGGGGCGCGCTCCGCAGCCAGATGACGTCGCTGCTGATGGACGCCAAGGACGTCGAGGAAGCCACCTCATTCGCCACCGGCAGCGGCACCGCCCCCGCCGCCCAGGGCATCGTCCAGGGCGTCCACGACAACGGCACCACCGTCTCCACGGCCGGCACCGCCGCCCTCGCCATCGGCGACCTCTACTCCCTCGAGAACAACATGGCGCCCCGGTTCCGGCAGCAGTCCGCCTACCTCGCGTCGAAGACGACGTTCAACAGGTTCCGGCAGCTGTTCCAGGCCCAGGCCTCCTCGGCGTTCGACTCGTGGGTGCGGCCGTCCGCTGGCACCCCGGCGACGTTCAACGGCTACCCCGCCTACGAACAGTCCGCCATGACCACCTCCATCGCCAGCGGCTCGCAAGTCCTGCTTCAGGGCGATTTCTCCCAGTTCCTAATTGTCGACCGCGTTGGGATGGGCATTGAATTGATCCCACACCTCTTCGGCCCTACGAACAGATACCCGCTCGGGCAGCGGGGCATTCTGGCCATATGGTTTAACAATAGTCAGGTCCTTGCGTACAACGCTTTTCGGTTGCTCGTTACAACCTGACCATGTGGTAGACTTGGGTTGAGACCCAAAAGTCAGGCCGGGAGAGTTGGGTCTCCCGGCCTGAGTCATCTCCCTATGCAGGAGGAAGACGACGTGGCCAACACTAAGACCCCGCAGCCTTGCGGCACCTCCGCCGGAGCTAAGCGTCACCGCTATTACGGCGAGGAACCATGCGAGCCGTGCGCTGAGGCGGAACGGGCGGCGAAGCGAAACGACTACGCCGCGAACCGCGAGAAGAGAGCCGCGCAGCGGAAGCTGCGTTACGACACCGTCATAGCCCCCGCGCGGCGCGCGGCCCGGGAGCAGGCGCCTCCGAAGGTATTCAAGCGTGACCAGCCATGTTCTGAGGGCTGCGGCCGCCTGGTCGGTCCTCGCGGCTCCAGGGGGATGTGCAGTCCCTGCCGGCAGCGCTTGAACAACGCGGAGCTCAAGGCGAACCCGCTCCAGTGTGAAAGGCCCGGCTGCGTGGAGCCCGTGGTCCAGGTGGGCCAGCGGATCTGCTCGATGCACCGTGCGCGGTTCCGCCGGACCGGCAGCTACGGTCCGCCCGGCCGGGTGAACAACAGGTTCGGTGAGGGCTCAATCAACCAGAGCGGCTACCGGGTGTTCGTCATCGACGGCCGCCAGCACCTCGAACACCGGATGGTCATGGAGAAGATCCTCGGCCGCCCGCTGGAGAAGTTCGAGCACGTGCATCACAAGAACGGCATCCGTGACGACAACCGGGAGGAGAACCTGGAGGTGTGGACAGTCCCCAGCAAGCAGACGCGCCGCGGGCAGCCACCGGGCCAGAGGCCAGCGGACCTGGCCGTGTTCGTCGCCACCTACTACCCAGCTGAGCTGGAGCGCCTGGGCTGGACGGCCCCGGCTGGCCAGAGGACGGAGGCGGTGTCGTGACCGAGGAGCCGGAGGCGGTGCCGCTGCGGCAGCGGTCGGTGCTGCGCCTGGAGCTGGAGGGGCAGCAGGCCACGGTGATCGTGGATCACGTGTATCTGGGGGCGGGTGACACGGATCCGTGTGAGGACTGTGGTGGGGTGGTTCATGATGAGGGCGCGGTGGGCCTGGCGGTCGATGATCATGGGGAGATGGTGAACAGTGTGATCCTGAGCCCGGAGGAGGCGCTGCTGGTGGCGAATCGTTTGACGCGGGCGGCGAATCTGGTGTTGGAGGGTGGGGAGGACGCGCCGGATCTGGAGCGTGAGGTGGCGCGGTTCACGGGTGGTGAGGCGCCGGCGTAGGGTCGGTGGTGGATGGCAGTGCGTGTGACGCCCCGGATCCTCTCTCTTCCGCCAGGTCCGGGGCGTCACGCTGTCCGGGGGCTAGGCTGGCGCCACACGCGCCCCACGGAGGTCCTCTGATGCCGTTCCGCACGTTCCGCCGCGTCCTCCCCAACGACCGCAAAGGGAAACTCGTGTACACGGCTGAGGCGGGGGACCTGGAGGTGGAGATCCGGGCGAAGGCGTTCCCAGCGGGCGGCTCATCGGTGGGGCCAAGTTTCGCCGTGGGCGGCCCGGAGCTGAAAGATGAGGATGGCGCCAGCGCGGGGCATTTCGTGATGGACAGCCAGTGGTCGTCGCAGGTGTCCGAGGGCGATGAGGTGTACGCGGCGGCGGTGGAGGACATGCCGTTCGACGACAACGGGGCGACGGTCACGATCCTGGTGCGGTCGGAGGCGAAACCGAAGGGGACCGGCCCGCGGGGTGCGGGGAAAGCCAAGGCGCCGCGGGAGGAGGGCGAGTGAATCCGTCACCGCAATACCGCTACGAGCATTACGATCCACGCTGGTGAAGGAGATCCGCCGGATCCTGTGGGTGTCTAACGCGCCGTGGGATGGGACGGCTTACGCGGAGCAGACGGCGCTGTGGGTGCCGGGGTTGGCGGGCCTGGGCTATGAGATGGCGATCATGGCGTTTCATGGGCTGCGGGGGTCGCCGCGTGAGTGGAATGGGTTCACGGTGTACGCGGGGACGGACAGCGCCCCGTATGGGGGTGACATCCTTGGTTCCCACGCGCGGCATTTCGGCGCTGATCTGATCATCTCGCTGATGGATCAGTGGGCGTGTGAGGTGGACCCAGCGAGCTTGCCGTGCCCGATGGCGTGCTGGATGCCGGTGGATTGTGAGCCGCTCAGTTTGCGGGACCACACGAAGCTGATGGAGACGAGAGCGATCCCGATCGCGGTGTCCCGGTTCGGTGAGGCGCAGCTGCGCGACGCCGGCTTCGACCCCCTGTACGTGCCGCATGGTCTGGACACCACGAAGGTGTTCCGGCCGCCGGAGGACCGGGACGCGCTGCGGAAAGCGATGGGGGTGCAGGGGAAATTCGTGGTGCTGATCGTCGCCGCGAACAACAAGTCGTACCGGAAGGCATGGTTCGAGCAGTTTTACGCGTTCGCGCGGCTGCTGAAACGCCACGACGACGCGATCCTGGTGGTTCACACGCAGCGGCATCCAGCGTATGGGAATGACCTGGCGACGCTGGCGGACCGGCTGGGCATCAGCCCCGCGGTGCGGTGGTCGGACCAGTACCTGACCACGGCGGGCCTCGTGACACCGCGGATGATGGCTGGCACCTATGGGATGTCGCACCTGATCTCGGGCTGCACGCAGGCGGAGGGGTTTGGGATGACGCCGCTGGAAGGCATGGCGTGCGGGACGCCAGCGGTGGTGACGAAAGGGTCGGCGTCGGACGAGGTGGGTGGGCCGGCGTGGAAGGTGCGGGGGCAGCCGGCGTACGCGTGGGGTCATGAGTCGCAGTGGACGACCCCGTTCATCGACGACATTTACCGGGTCTATGAGAAGGCGTACGAGCGGGGCGCGGCGTACCAGGCGAAGGCGGCGGCGGCGCGGCCGCACGCGCTCACCTACGACGTGGACCTGGTGCTGGAGAAATTCTGGGTTCCGGCGCTCGAGGCGATCCAGGCGAGAATCTGAGCGATAGCGGGGAGGCGGCTGGGTTGCGGCAGAACGAGATAGAGGACCTGGAACGTGTCGTGGCGGCGGGTGCCACCTTCCACACGGACAAGATCACCGAGCATGGGTATTTCGCCACCTACGTCGAGATCGCCGCTGACATCGGCCCCAGGGGGCGGGTGTGTGAGATCGGGATCTGGAAGGGTGAGAGTTTGCGCATGTGGCAGGCCCTGTTCCCCCTCGGTGAGGTCACCGGTGTCGATTTCAACGTCGATGGGCGGGTGTGGCCGGACGGCACCCGCCAGGTCGTCGCCGCGCAGGACGACCCGCGGCTGCCGGAGCTTCTCGGCCCGGGCCAGTACGACCTGATCGTCGACGACGCGTCCCATATGGGGCCGCAGACCCGCGCGTGTTTCGGGATGCTGTGGCCGCTGGTCGCACCCGGTGGCTACTACGTCATCGAGGACTGGTTCATGGCGCTGGAACGCCCCGACGGGGATTACCTGGCGGCGTCGGTGACGGACCTGGCGCGGCTGCTGTACCCGCGTGACGCTGAATGTGATGAGGTGCGGCTGCGGTACGGGATGGCGATCGCGCGTAAGCGGCGCTCATGAAAGCTAAGCCCATAGTGTTCGGCGGGTTTGACGGGGTGACGTCGATGCTTGGGCTGGGGCTGGGCATGACGATCTCCCATCAGCCGCATACGGCGATCTGGGCGGCGGCGGTGTCGACGGGGATGGCGTCGTTCTCGGGGATGGCCGGCGGCCAGTACGAGTCCGCGCCGGAAGACGGCCGGGGTGCCGCGGTGGCGTGCGGCGTGGCGACGGTCGCGGGGACGCTGGCGCCGGGGGTGCCGTATCTGCTGTGGTCGGGGTGGGTGGCGCTGGGATGGGCGACGCTGGTCACCGCCGCGCTGGGTGGCCTGATCGTGTGGCTGCGGCCCGAACGGGGATGGCGGGCCATCGCGAAGACGGGTGTGCTGCTCGCGGGCGCGGCGGTGCTGAGTTTCGCGGGGGGGCTGCTCGTCGAATGGCATCTGCTGTGACACCCCGCTGGTCAGTGCTGATCGCGCACTTGGGATGGCGGCGGGACAAGTTCAGTGAGCTCCTCGGCGTTCTCCTCCCGCAGGTGATGGAGGCGGGGGTGGTGGAGGTGGTGGCGTGCCACAACCACGGTGAACGTGCCCTCGGATCGATCCGGCAGGCGCTGCTTGAGTCGGCGCGGGGCGAGTACGTGAGTTTCGTGGACGACGACGACATGGTTCCCGCTGATTTCGTCCAGTCGCTCCTGACGGCGCTGGCCAGCGGCCCGGACGTGGTGGCCTTCCAGATGCTGTACACCCACGATGGTGTGCCGGGGCCGCTGGTGGACTGCTCGATCCGCCACGAGCCGCATGATTCGCCGATCGGCTTGTACCGGGACCTGACCCACATTCAGCCGATCCGCGCTGAGCTCGCCCGCCTGGGTGACTTCCGGGTGGGGTGGCCGGAGGATTCGACGTGGGCGGCGAAGGTCCGCCCCCATGTGCGGACGGAAACGTATCTGCCGCGGCGGCTGTACCACTACCGCCACGACTCCCAGGACACCGTGCAGGGCCCCTGGCGGCGTGAGGGGTATGTGGCGCCGCTGGAGGTGACCGGGGTGCCGTGTTTCCGGTGGCTGCCGGTCAGCGACGTCCCCCGCTAGGCTGGCCCGGTGCCTTACTCGGACCCGTCGTGCCGCCGGTGGATCCTCGCCCAGCTGCTGAACCTCCGCGATCCGGTGCCTGAGTCGGTGGTGGACGTCGGCGCGGGCGCGGGGACGGCGAAGGAGTTCTACGGCCCCTGGCTGCCCGCCGACTGGACGCGGCCGAGGGCGCCGTGGACGGCCATTGAAATCTGGGAGCCCTACGTCGCGCGGTTCGCGCTGAACTTCCGCTATCAGCACGTCATCCGCGGCGACGCCCGGGAGCTCGTCCTCCCCGAGGCTGATCTGTACCTGTTCTGCGACGTGGTCGAGCACATGCCGCCGGAAGACGCCATCGCCCTGTGGGCGCGGGCGCGGAAAGTGGCGAGGTGGCTGGTGATCAACCTGCCGGTTCACCGGTACGAGCAGGGTGAGATGGAAGGCAACCCGTTCGAGGCTCACGTCTATCACTGGTCGGTGGAGGAGGTCCTGGCGACGTTCCCGGGGATCGTCGCGCATACGGGGCCGCTGACACCGGGGTCGCTGACGGGCGCGTTCATCGCCGAAGGTGAACCCCGTGGCGGGTGAGCTCCGTGATCTGCTGCTGATCGTCCCCACCCGGGGGCGGGTGCGCAAAGCGCGGGACCTGGTCCTCGCGGTCGAGTCGACGTCTACGGCGGCGACCGACGTCGTGTTCTGCGTCGACGGCGACGACCCTGAAGGCCTCAACGCCTATATGGCGGCGGTGATGGGGCAGCGGTCAAGGATCCCGGTGGCGTGGATGTCGGGGCCGCGCAAGACACTGGGCGGGTGGACGAACGAGGCGGCGTCACCGGCGCGGCTGAGCCGCTACCGGGCGGTGATGTCCCTCGGCGACGACCACTGCCCCCGCACCCCCGGGTGGGACACGCTGCTCCTCGACGCCGTCGCGGACGGCGGGTTCGCCTACGGTGACGACAAGATCATGGGTGAGCGGCTGCCCACCGCGTGGGTGGTGTCCACCCCGATCGTGGTGGCGCTCGGCTGGGTCATCCACCCCACGGTGTCTCATTTCTTCGGCGACAACATCATCAAGGACCTGGGGAACCGCGCGGGCTGCCTCCGGTACCTGCCGGACGTCGTGATCGAGCATCAGCATCGTCTCGTCACCGGCGTGTGGGACGACACCTACCGGGAAGCTGAGCCCCTGTGGGCGGCGGACGAGGCCGCGTACAACGCGTGGCTGGCCGGCGGGCGGCGGGGAATCGACGGCGACGTCGGCAAGGTCCGCCGTGTCCTTGACCGGGCGTGTTAGCTTTTCTGCATGACACCGCCGCCGCTTCCCAGGACCATGGGGTGACGGTCTGGTGCCCGGTGATGTTCCGGGGCGAGCTGCCGATGCTGGAATGCCGCCTCAACGAACTCGACGGGTTCGACGTGCAGCATGTCGTCGTCGAAGCCCCCATGACACACCGGGGTGTGACGAAACCACTCGTGTACGGGCTGACGCGGTCGCTGTTCCGCCGGTGGTCGGATCGCTTTCACTACGTCATTGACAACGACCTGCGGGCGGGCGCGGACCCGTGGGTCAACGAGCATCACCAGCGGAACTCCGCGTGGCGCGTCATCGACGAACTCGGCGCCGACGGCGACCTGGTCATCATCGGTGACCTCGATGAACTCCCCTCAGCGGAACTCCTCGCCTGGGAGGGGCCGTGGATCACCGCGGTGCGGATGCGGACCTGTGTGTTCGCCGTCGACTGGGAAGTCGCCGCCCCCTTGCCGCCGACGTGCGTCGCGGCGCGGCTGGGGTTCCTGCGGTCGCGGATCACCGGCGCGACAGGGCTCGCTGAACTCCGGGACAGCCGTGGCGTCTATCCCCAGTTCGCGCGGGGCGGCTGGCACCTGTCGTGGCTCGGCGGCCCCGAAGCGCAGAAACAGAAACTCGACACCGCCACCTGCCACACCGAACTCCTGAACTCCCCCGAGGGCAAGCTGATCGCTGACGGCACCCGCTACCGCACCGGGGAGAACGGCGGCGGCCTCGCGGTCAAGCCCGTCGACGTGGAC